GGCTCAAATCATTGGGTATGGTTAAAGATCGGGTGTTTGTCCGCATTTCTGGGTTATCCCGATGTGTGGACATAATACCGTTTAGTCACACTTTCTCAAATTTGAAACGTGCAGTCGCCGAACGAGTCTTCTACGTTAAACGTGATGGCGAGTTTCGTCGACCACCCCGCCCGGAGAATTTTGAACAGACATTGTCTGGTGTCCGTTCCACTATTCGTAAATACCTACCGAAGACCACCCCATGGAGTGTTCCAGAATTTCTGGCTTCATGTAAGGGTCGTAAGAAGAAGGTTTACGAACGTGCTGCAGAGAGTCTTGTTCGGGAGCCTCTTTGTGGGAAAGACTCTGATGTCGAGGTGTTTATTAAGTATGAGAAAACGGATTGTACAAGCAAAGCTGACCCTGTTCCCCGTGTTATTTCACCTAGGTCTCCTAGGTACAACATTATGTTGGGGAGATATTTAAAGAAGCTTGAACACTTGATGTTCAAGTCTATTGGAAAGCTTTACGGATCACCTACCGTTATTAAAGGTTATAATGCCTATGAATCAGCACGAATCCTTCGAAACAAGTGGGATCAGTTCTCACACCCGGTGGCCATTGGTTTGGATGCGTCTCGATTTGACCAGCATGTGTCCCTCGATGCTTTGCGTTGGGAACACAGCGTTTATCTTGAATGCTTTCCCGTAAAGAAACATCAGAATGAATTAAGGTCGTTATTAGAGAAGCAACTCTACAACCAGTGCGTTGGGTATGCCCCAGATGGCATGCTCCGGTACACCACCCAAGGCACGCGAATGTCTGGCGATATGAATACTTCCCTTGGGAATTGTTTATTGATGTGCAGTATGATTCATGAATATGCTAGGCAACGCAACGTTACCGTTCATCTTGCGAACAATGGCGACGATTGCGTGGTGATCCTCGATAGTAAAGATCTGGCACAGTTCTCGCAAGGATTGGATGAGTGGTTTACTAATGTCGGGTTCACTATGAAGGTTGAAAAACCCGTTTACATTTTTGAACAGATTGAATTCTGTCAAACTCACCCAGTTTTTGACGGTCAACGATGGTTGATGATGAGGAATCCTCTCACCGCCATTGAGAAAGACACTGTGTTGTTGCAGCCGTATCAGAGCAAGAAACAAATACTAAATTGGCTTGCGGCTGTTGGACAAGGTGGACTCCGTCTTACCGGTGGACTCCCTGTATCACAGAACTTCTATCGTGCGTACATGAAGTATGGGAAACCTGGTCAAATTTCAGTGGAGTATCAATCATGGTTTGTGCGGAAATTGTCTGAAGGCATGGATAGAGATTTCGGGCCTGTAACACCCGAAGCAAGACTCTCTTTTTACAATGCTTTCGGCATTACTCCATCTGAGCAAATTGAATTGGAAGGATATTTTGACCAGTGGGTTTTCAACCCAGTCGTGGTGAAAGGGGACCATGAATCCTTTCACCACCGTGTTTTTCCCATGTGATGACATATGGGGTGTGGTGGTTTAAATGGACCAAAACGTTGCCTATTGGCGTAAATATTTACGTGCTAAACAAAATGCCGAACGACTGCACGGATCCTGCCACTGGTACCACCACATGTACAGTCTCCTTATGGTTGGGGGGATCCCATACACAACCAAACATCTATTATAATGGTCGTCAAGAAATTAAAGGGCGCTGTGAGTCGCGCAAAGAATGTTGGGGCCGCTGCTAATAGGGCCCTTACGAAATACCCCAGCTTAGCTATGGTGCCTTATGTTCCTGGAGCTGTGTCTGCTGCCAATACGGTTGTTGGTGCCGCTGATACCTTGGTAGATTTAATGTCATCCTTTGGTATTGGCGGTGTCACCCACCCTCAATTAGCTAATGGCCAGCTCGCAGGTGTAGCAAACAATATTATTGTTCGTAGGTCACAGCCAAAATTTCGTGGATCCACTGGTACGATACGCATCACACATAAGGAACTTGTTTCCTCTGTGCTGAATGCTACTGGTACTGATGTGGGGTTCACCGATAGGTTGGCCACTGGTGACTCTGCATATAAGGTTAACCCCAGTTGTTCAAACTTTTTACCCTGGCTATCTAAAATAGCTGGGAATTATGATTGCTATCGGTTTAAACGGTTGAAACTAGTGTATGTTCCAATGTGTTCTACTGCTACTTCTGGTAGAGTTATGCTTGGTTACGATCCTGATTCTCATGATCGTATCCACGTTGACCGCCAGGCGTTATCTAGTTATTCATGTTCTGCCGAAGCATCTGTGTGGGGGGTTACTGAGCTGGAATGTAGGCTAATCGATAATTCAAAATGGTATTATTCTAGTGATATATCCACCAACTCTGGTGTTAGTGCTCTCCTAGATCAAGGACAGGTATTCGCTGCTACTTGGGGAGGGGCAAACACTTATGTTGTTGGTGAGATATATGCTTTGTATGATATCGAACTAAAAGATCCACAGCCTAGTGCCAGCGATGTTTTCCAAGCTTATGGAGGTAATGGCACACAAGCAATTGTTGTTAACTTCCCTGCTGGGGCTTCACAAACCATGATCGCTCATGGCGACGCAACCTCACTCCGCTGTCTGTTTAATAGCCCAGGTACCTTCTGGGTGTCCTTCCGTATCGCATGTACGGCAACTGCCAATCTCGTGTCTTCTACCAATGCTGCTCTTGGAGCCGCTTGGTATTCATATGATCCTGTTCTTGGGCAAACTACGGCATTTTGTAATGTTACAACATTCTCTAGTTCTGCTTATGTTCAGGTCGGTGGGTTGGCTAATGTTGGCCACTGGACTGTGTACTCTGGAGCTTCAGACCAGTTTACTGTTACAACGTACTGATGATATATGAGTAAGCTTAACCTCTAGTCTTGGCCTTGGTAATTCTCCAACGTGTGGCTAGAATGGGAAGGTAATAGCTGAGGAATATCACCAGTGATTTATCGTGGAAGAAAGTCACCACGTACAAATCCACTCTCTATGTCGGTCCAACTACGATCCAGTGCGATGGAGTTGAGTTGGTGATGATACTAATGTATCCGCATTTTCCCGTTGTTGTGTGTACAACTGGCACGGGTGGTTCAGCGTGCAGGCTTAAATGCCTACTGGACTCGGGGACCGCACTCCCCAGGGCGATCATAAATTTGCCTTTGGTCGTCCACCAATCTTTGCACCAGAGATGGAGAAAC